AAAATGGGAAAGACCGGACAACATATTAAACAACTGGCGAGTTACAAAAACAACACTAAGGCTAGGATCAAGAATCGTAGGCAAGTGTATGATGGGCTCAACTTCAAACGCATTAGATAAGGGTGGAAACAATTTCAAACAATTATACTATAATTCAGACGTTAAAAAAAGAAATCGTAACGGACAAACTTCTTCTGGACTCTATTCTTTGTTCGTCCCTATGGAATGGAACTACGAAGGATTCATGGATTCTTACGGATCACCTGTTTTCATTAGAGAAAAAAATACAATCAAAGGAGTCGACGGTTTTGAAATTACAACAGGCGTTATCGAGCATTGGGAAAATGAAGTTGAAGGACTAAAATCTGATCAAGATAGTTTAAACGAATATTACAGACAATTTCCAAGAACAGAACAGCACGCTTTTAGAGATGAAACAAAAGAAAGCCTATTTAACTTAGTTAAAATATACGAGCAAGTTGATTACAATGAGGAAATAAATAACAAAGCTAACGTAACAAAGGGAAGTTTTCAATGGAAAAACGGCGTTAAAGATACTGAGGTTTTGTTTTATCCAAATGAAAGTGGTAGATTTAAAATAAGTTGGGCACCAAAAAAAGAATTACAAAACAACGTAATAATTAAAAAAGGAGTCAAACATCCGGGCAATGAACATATTGGAGCATTTGGTTGTGATAGTTATGATATAAGTGGTACTGTTGATGGTAAAGGTTCTAATGGATCTCTACATGGTTTAACAAAATTCAATATGGATGACGCTCCCTCTAATCATTTTTTTTTAGAGTATATTGCTAGACCTGAAACAGCTGAAATATTTTTTGAAGATGTTCTCATGGCTTGTGTTTTTTACGGTATGCCTATACTAGCAGAAAACAACAAACCTCGTTTATTATATTATTTTAAAAGAAGAGGTTATAGGTCTTTTAGTATTAATAGGCCTGACAAATTGATACATAAACTATCTGTTACTGAAAAAGAAATAGGTGGAATACCTAATTCAAGTGAAGACATAAAACAAGCTCATGCAGCTGCTATAGAGTCTTATATTCAAGATTATGTAGGCATAGTAGAGGAAGGCTATGGAAACATGTATTTTCAAAAAACATTAGAAGATTGGAGTAGGTTTAATATAAATAATAGAACTAAATTTGATGCTACTATAAGTTCTGGTCTAGCGATCATGGCTTGTAATAAAAACAAATATAGACCAGCTCCAATTATAAAAAATAATAAAATACAATTAAGTATGGGAAACTACGACAATACGGGCTCAATATCAAAAATAATAAAATAAATGGTTACTACTAATAATTATAGTTCATTTCCTGATCAAGTTGTACCTGCAGCAGAGAAAGCCACTGAAGAGTATGGTTTAAAAGTTGCTAGAGCTATAGAAGGTGAATGGTTTAGAAATTCTCAAGGAGTTGGTTATAGGTTTATGACTAACTACAATAATTTCCACAACTTAAGACTTTACGCTAGAGCTGAACAACCTGTTCAAAAATATAAAGATGAATTATCTATAAATGGAGATTTATCTTATTTAAATTTAGATTGGAAGCCAGTTCCAATACTACCTAAATTCGTGGATATTGTAGTTAACGGAATGTCTCAAAGAAGCTACGAAGTAAAAACATTTGCTCAAGATCCTCATTCACTTAAAAAAAGAACTAAGTATGCTCAGCAGATAATGCAAGACATACAGAACAAAGAATTTAATGCAGTAATAAAGCAGTTATTTGATATTGATCTAACTAATAGAACTGAGAAAAACACTCCAGAAAATTTAGATGATATACCTACTCATATGCAATTGAGTTATAAACAGTCTATAGAAGTTGCAGAAGAAGAGTTGATAAATCAAGTATTAGACAAGAATAAATATCATTTAATAAGAAAAAGATTAAATTATGATTTAACAGTTTTAGGTATTTCCTGTGTTAAGACTACTTGGAATAAATCAGAAGGTATAGTTATACAATACGTTGATCCTGCTAATATTGTTTATTCCTACACTGACGATCCTAATTTTGAAGATATATACTATGTGGGTGAAGTTAAAAATATAAGCTTTGTAGAATTAAAAAAACAATTTCCTAGTTTAACACCAGAAGAATTAAACAAAATTCAAAAATATACTGGTGGAAGTGGTTATCAAAGAGGTTTTAATGGTAGGTATGATCAAGACACTGTACAAGTTTTGTTTTTTGAATGGAAAAGTTATATTGACCAAGTATTTAAAATAAAACAAACAGTATCTGGTTTAGAAAAAACTATAGAAAAGCAAGATACTTTCGCGCCTCCAGTTAATGATAATTTTAAAAGAGCATCTAGATCTATAGAAACATTATATTCTGGAGCTAAAATATTAGGACATGAAACAATGTTGAGTTGGGGAATGTCAGAGAATATGACAAGACCATTTTCTGATACTGCTAAAGTAAACATGAGTTATTCTATAACTGCTCCAAGAATGTATCAAGGTAGAATAGAGTCTTTAGTTAGTAGAGTAACTGGTTTTGCAGATATGATACAATTAACGCACTTAAAGCTTCAACAAGTAATGTCTAGGATGGTTCCTGACGGCGTTTACTTAGATATGGATGGTTTAGCAGAAGTAGATTTAGGTAATGGCACGAATTACAATCCTCAAGAAGCTTTGAATATGTATTTTCAAACTGGTTCTATTGTGGGTAGATCACTTACTCAAGATGGTGAGGCTAATAGAGGTAGAATACCAATACAAGAGCTTCAGTCTTCAAATGGTGGTGCTAAAATACAATCATTAATACAGACTTATCAGTATTACTTACAAATGATTAGAGACGTTACTGGACTTAACGAAGCTAGAGATGGTGGAACTCCAGACAAAAATTCTTTAGTAGGTATTCAGAAATTAGCGGCTGCCAATTCAAACGTAGCTACTAGGCACATAATGCAAGCTGGATTGTTTTTAACTTTAAAAACTTGTGAAAATATAGCTCTTAGAGTTAATGACTCTTTAATGTTTCCACTAACTAGAATGTCTTTAATAAACAGCATAACTAATTTTAATACACAAACTTTAGATGAATTAATGACAGTTAATCTTCACGACTTTGGTATATTTATAGAATTAGAACCAGATGAAGAAGAAAAGGCTAAACTAGAAGAAAACATTCAAACAGCTTTAAGAACTCAATCTATAAACTTAGAGGATGCTATAGATATTAGACAAATTAATAACTTAAAATTAGCTAATCAACTTCTTAGGAAAAAAAGAAAAGAAAAACAAGAAGCAGAAGAAGAATCAAAATTAGCTCAAATAGAAGCGCAAGGTCAAGCTCAGTCAGAAACAGCTGAAAGATCAGCTCTAGCGGAAATGCAAAAACAAGAAGCTTTGACATCTAGTAAGGTTCAGATAGAGCAAGCTAAAGCTCAGTTTGAAATGCAAAAACTTCAAACAGAAGCTAAAGTTAAAAGAGAGCTGATGGGTTTAGAATTTGATTATAACATGCAGTTAGCTAAAATGAATGCTCAAGGTACTACTCAAAAAGAAAAAGAAATAGAAGATAGAAAAGATAAAAGAACAAAACTTCAAGCCACTCAACAGAGTGAGATGATAACCCAAAGAAAACAAGACGGATTACCTATAAATTTTGAGTCAGCAGGTAATGATACTCTTGGTGGAATTGGTATGGAGCAATTTTCTCCTCAATAACAATTATTAATTATTATATTATATTATGTCAGAAGAAATAAAAGAAACGCCTAGCGGCGAATTAACACAAGGTGATTTTAAAATTAAAAAGAAACCTAAAAAATTTGGATCAGAACCTAAGATAACGAAAGTAGATTTAACTAAAAAAGAAACTCCTAAAAAAGAAGAAGAAGAAGTTAAAGAAGAAGCTACTGAGTCAAAGGTCGAAGAAATAGTAGAAGAGTCCAAAACAAATATTGAAGAAACTAAATTAGAAATTAAAGATAATAAATTAGAGGAAATAAATAAAGAAGAATCTAATAAATTAGAAGAAACTAAAGAAATAGTTGAAGATATAAAAGAAGAAATTAAAGTAAATCCAGAAATAGAACTACCTGAAAACGTTGAAAAATTAGTTAGTTTTATGAAAGAAACTGGTGGTACAGTTGAAGATTTTGTTAAATTAAATAAAGATTTTTCAAAATTAAACAATGAACAAATATTATTAGAATATTATAAATCAAGTAAGCCTCATCTAAATGCTGAAGAGGTTGAGTTTTTAATGGATGATAACTTCGCCTGGGAAGAAGACGAAGAAGAAAGATCTATTAAAAAAAAGAAACTTGCATTTAAAGAAGAAATTGCTAAAGCCAAAAAGTTTTTAGAGAGTTCTAAAGATAAGTATTACGAAGAGATCAAGTTGAGACCAGGCGTAACACAAGAACAGAAAAAAGCTAATGACTTTCTCAATACATACAACAAAGAACAAGAGCTGATAAAGCATCGTGTAAAGTCTTTTACAGAAAGCACTAATAAATTTTTCTCTAATGAATTCAAAGGTTTTGAATACAATCTTGGAGAAAAAAGTTTTAGATATAATGTAAACGATACTAGCGGTGTTGCTAATTCACAATCTGATTTAAATAATTTTGTTGGGAAGTTCCTAGATCAAAAAGGTGAAATCAAAGATTTTAAAGGTTATCATAAAGCACTCTACACTGCGGAAAACGCTGACACTGTTGCAAAACATTTTTATGAGCAAGGTAAAACTGACGCTATTAGAGATATTACTGCAAAATCCAAAAACATAAACAATGAAATTAGAGCAACTAGTTCTGGTGAAATGTTTGTTAATGGTATGAAAGTTAAAGCAATAAGCGGGGTAGATAGTTCTAAGTTAAAAATAAGAACAAATAAATATAAATAAAACTTAAAACTAAAAAATATGAGTTTCGCAACGCAAGGATCTTTCCCTGCATCAATAGTTCCAGCTCAAGTACAAACAGCTTTAAATAGTAATTATTTAAACTTTGCTGACGGTACTTCTGACTGGGCACAACAATATCTACCTGAGCTTTACGAAGCTGAAGTAGAAAGATACGGAAACCGAACTTTAGGTGGTTTCTTGAGAATGGTAGGAGCTGAAATGCCTATGACTTCTGATCAAGTACTTTGGTCTGAACAAAATAGATTGCATGTAGCTTACAAAACTGCTCTTTACGCATCAACTACAACTCTACAGATTGATCTAAGTAATACTGGAACAGGTACACCTCCTGGAGCTTCTGCTAACTGTGCTATAAAAGTTAACAATACAATATTGTTTACTGATTCAGCAACTGGTTTAACAGTTCAAAAAGCTTTAGTAACAACTGTAAGTGCTCCGGCAGCTAATATAGTAACTTTAACTATATTACCTTATGACGCAAACACAATTAATGCAGCTTTTTCTGGATTAACTACAGCTGGTGACATAAATGTATTTGTTTATGGTTCTGAATTTGAAAAAGGATCTACAGATACAGT